TATCTTCGAGGCATTTCTTGGAGCATTGTGGACCGATTGTGGAAATCGGTTTCATATCGTCTACGCATTCGTTGTGACAGTGATGGAAGCGTATCTGGATATTGAAGAGGTGGTCAATTCAGGAACGAACTATAAGGATTTGTTCCAAAAGTATTGTCAGAAGACACTCGGTTGTACTCCAACTTATGTGATGCTTTCTAACGACACGAAACTCAACGAGATTCGGGTTGCCGTTTGCGATGGGTCTGGTGCACATATCGCTTACGGAGTCGGAAGCACGCGGAAGAAGGCAGAGCAAATGGCGTGTCGTGAAGCCCTTGCAATTAACGGCGTCGGGTGTAACGACGTGCCTTCTTAGTCTTCTTCGTCTTCTTTCCACGACGTTTCTTGCGACGACCACCATTCATTTCCACGTCCTCGTTTGCAGGTCCTGCTTCGTGTGCGTCAATCATAGGAATAAGATCATTTAGTCTACGCAAAACAGAGCTACGTGCCAGTGCAACGTTATCTGCTGTTATAGCCGAAATAGCCACTCCATAAATGTAATCCACTTTTTTATCGAACACGTTTCCTAATCCAAATCCAACGCCAGTGTATCCTTCCCACGGCTCGGGGTCGGGTACATCGCCTGCCATACATTCCTCATGTACCTCCACAAAAGCATTGAGTGCGGCCTTGACCTCGTCAAGTGCATTTCCACCATCTAAACTGGCCTTTAGTGCGCGAAGGGGATTTGAAATCCTCTGGAGGTTGTCAGCCATGTCTTCCTCGCTGAGTCCGTGATGAATGTTGTCCGCCATTTATATCTTCGCTCGCTTTTTTAACGCCGACGACGAGTGGTACGACGACGTCTACGTCTACGCCCACCATCCTGTTGCATATTGTCTTGATTGACATTCATAATTTGAATTCCACCGAGGAACTCGCTAATTTCATCGCGAATACCACGAGCAGCTTCTACTTGTGCAACATTTTCATTTGCCCCAGCCTCTACTCGATTTTCAACAGCTTGTTGATGAAGTTCACGCAACTGTATCTCGTCGAGGAAATAGATAAGTGTTTTCAAATTTTCTACATCAATTCCTACGGCTGGAGCAAGCTGTTCTACGGTTTCTTCAAGAGCTTGATTTAACGCTTCCAGCGAGGGGTTTTGAATCGCATCCAATCTCTGTCTCCAGTTATCTAAAACAAGTTGAAGAGCCATTTACTTACTCTTGCGAGTCTTTTTGTTCTTGGAACGACTCTTCTTAGTTCCACGACGACGCTTACGACGTCCACCTTCTTCCACATCCATTCGGTATGAATCTGCAACTTTCTTTTCAAGAATGTTGATATACGTTGTTATTTCATTATCCAACCAGTCATTGAAGTTAGCTTCATCTCCCGGAACTTCAGGAATATTTAACGCACCGAGTGTAGATTGCGCATTGATACGAATATCAAATTGCGGTTCAGCGCTGCTGCCCAACTCCAATGCAACAGCTTTCAGACCATTTATTTTTTGTTGTTTGTTGGAACGCCTCACATTTTGAAGCCTCTCTTGAAGATCTTGGTACTCCATTTATGTCTTACAATACTTACTTTTTCTTTTGAGTGACCAGACGTCCTTTGCGATACCTCTTCATCGTGCGACCACGCGTCTGAAGCACGCTCTTCGTACAGATAGCGATCGCCGCAGACTCCTTGTTAGAACCAGGACGTGCCTTTACAGATTTCCGCACTGATTTCACACATTTATTAAACTTCTTGCGATAGGCGCGAGTTCCCGCTTCCATTTATATATTCAACAGACAAATGCGGAGTCTGGTCAAGTAGAATTTATCCTCGCAAAGTATAAACACAAATGGGTGGTGGTCTACTTCAGCTCGTTGCCTATGGTGCCCAGGATGCCTACCTCACTGGCAATCCCCACATTACGTTTTGGAAGATTCTGTACAAGCGTCACACTAACTTCGCCTTGGAGGCGTTCCGTGTGAACTTCACTGGCGCGCCTGTGTATGGCCAGCGCATCGTTGCTACCGTCAACCGCAATGCTGACCTTGTCTGGAAGACCTATGTAGAGATCGTTCTCCCCGAAACGCGCGATCCCGACATCAAGTGGACAGCCGGTGCTCAGCGTCGCCTCGGTTACCTGATGCTCAAGCAGATTGAGGTTGAGATTGGCGGTCAGATCATCGATCGTCATTATGGTGAGTGGCTTTACCTCTGGGAGACTCTTACGGCCGATTACGATACGGCTATGAAACTGGACCTGATGGTTGGCGGCAAGTTCACTGATGGTTATTCCGATGCAGCGAGTTGTACTGGTCGCCCAGACGTTCTCTACGTCCCTCTTCAGTTCTGGTTCAACCGCAATCCTGGTCTTGCGCTCCCCCTCATCGCCCTCCAGTATCACGAGGTTCGCTTTAACATCACTCTGGGTGATGCAACTGATCTGATTCTCGGCCCCCTGACTGGACTTTCTAGTGCCGCTGCCTCTCTTCCTCAGCTGAAGGATATAGCTCTTTACATTGATTATGTCTACCTTGATGTGGACGAGCGTCGTCGTTTTGCGCAGGAGTCCCATGAGTATCTCATTGAGCAGCTCCAGTACACTGGCCAGCAGACGATCACTACTGCATCTGCGCGCATTGACCTGACCCTCAACCACCCTGTCAAGGAACTCATCTGGGTGTTCCAGGATGCTCGCAAGACCGATTGCGGTCTTCCGATTGCGTATGTTCCGGCGTCTCCTCCAGCCGGAAACACGCAGCCGTTCTCTTACGATGATATCGTGAACCGCTGCCGCCTTCAGATCAATGGACAGGATCGTTTCGATGAGCGCTACGGCGATTACTTCTGGAAGGTCCAGCCCTACCAGCACCACACGGGTGGCGCTTATAGCGCTACGATCGGGCAGGCTAGTGTTGTTCCTGTCAGCGCCCCGAACCCGATCAACGTCTATTCCTTCGCCGTTCGCCCCGAGGAGCACCAGCCGTCTGGCACTTGCAACTTCTCTCGCATTGACAACGCGACGCTCGTGTTTGACAGCAAGACGGGTGCAGCTGGAACCTTCCCTAGCAAGGCATATCCGTACAACTTCCGCATCTATGCAGTGAACTACAACATCTTCCGCATCATGAGCGGTATGGGTGGTCTTGCGTACTCCAACTAAGAAAGATAATTCATATAAGGTAAATGGGAATCCCCCGTATATATTGGTATGTATTGCTGATCGTGCTATTGGAAACGCTTGCAATGTCTTGCTTCAAGCGAAGCATAGACAACACAGCATTTTTCGCAGCAGGTGTTCTCTTCTACGCAATTGTAGGCTATCTTCTGCGCCTCACATTTAACGGAACTGGTATGGCGATGACCAACGCATTGTGGTCAGGACTTTCTGTCGTGGCTACAACGGTTGTGGGAACCATGTTATTCAAAGAAGTACTCCATCTTCACGACTTCTTCGCGATTGCACTGATCGCGGCTGGTGTGATGATTCTTAAGGTGACTGAGTAATTGCAAATCGCTGAAGATATCCATCAATGATGTAATATCCCCAAACAGGACTCAGCTCGTCTGTTCCATCATAGGCAATCACAGAACACCATGCATCAGGAAGCTTATTCGTCCGACGATTCTTTACTTCGCGATCGACGACCTGCTCGACTGCGGAAAAAGAAGTAAAGATACGCATATCCTGCCATTCACTATTTCCGATCGGGACAAGAAGATAGAGCATTGTTACTTCTTACGGTCGTTGAGTGTAAGCTTTGTATTGGGCTTACACTTACCGATTCCAATCGTTTGTTGAAGCATGATTGGTGCAGGAGCATTTTCACGAGGACAATCAACGTGATCACGACCCAGAATGTGGCCCATCTCGTGCGACACCATATATTGACGATAATCCTTGAGTTCCAACTTACTAGGAGAGGCTCCAGACGTCCATCGCATAGAGTTCAGATACATATGTTTTCCCCCCAGTTCCGCACAAGACAACTTTGGATCACGACATCCGTTCTTTCCAAGCTGTTCGGGTGTCGATAAATGGATAACAACATCTGGATTTCGGCTCCGAACAAAACTGTATCCTTCTGATCGCCAACCATCTGGGTCTGCGAGATAAGCAGCAACTTCATCGGCAAAGTGTTTGGAAGAATAGTCAACACCTTGATCCACTACTGTGGTGTACAAGATCTTCATTATCCTTTTGTGTATAAAAACGAAATCTGAATTCTCAGTTTCAGTCACAAGAAAATGAACCGTACTGCTTGCGCTCTTCCGAAGGTTGTCAAGTCGTTGTGCGAGACGGGCTGTATCTATCGCGAGAAGGCATTTCGTCATCTGGCTTGTCCGAAGAAGCTTCGCAGAGGAGACCCCTGTGCCGTTCCGTGTAAGACGAAGGACTGTGACTGCAATAATAAAAAGGAATTTGTGATTCTCTCTCAGACAAAGAAAGAGAAGAATGAAGTGTTCCTGCTGTAAAAAGAAGACTCATCTTGAGTTCAAGTGTTCGTGTGGAAAGTCTTTCTGCGTGTCGTGTCAGCTCCCTGAGATTCATAAATGTGAAGCTAAGCGAGATGAAAAAATTGTTTTAGACAAGGTTGTGGCGGACAAGGTGGATAAGATCTAGTCCCGAACAGGATTCATTGGATCTTCATCAATCTCCTCTGTCATCTCGATTTCCTCCACAAATACATTCATGAATCTGGACACAGACTTGTACCCCAGATTTTTGCGTTGAAGCAAGCACACAACGCGAACCCTTTCATCGATCTCAAACTCCATCTCGGCATCTCCCTTCGTGATCTTGATGGTCCAAAGTGTTCCCTCCTTGTTGATGTGATCAACCCTGATCCCCTCAAACTGGACAAGCGTGTTTTGAAGTGCGACGTGAATATTCATTTTCCCACTATCCATATCCTATCACAAAAAAATCCGTTTTTGATACAATGAGCGTTCTGTTTGAAGCTATTGTTGTTGGTCTTGTTCTCCTTCCTATTTATTGGGCTGTGGAGAAGGTTGTGGGAGGATATGGAAAGTGGGTGACTCTCTTTGTTGCGGGTGCTTCCTTTCACCTTCTGTTTGAGGTTACTGGTCTGAACAAGGCGTATGCAATGCAAAAACGGTGAGGTTTTTGCGTCTACCTAATTCTACTTCTCCGCGCGGTGCCACTCCCACGGGTCATCCATCCCAATGAGGTCGGCGAACGGGCCATCGCGAGAGCACTCCTTGCACATAAACCCAACGTCCGTCTTGATGGGAGAGATGCGGTGGGCCAGGCACATGCAGCAGTCCTTCCAAACCATCTGCTTGCGAGCCGAGTGCCCGCGCCACAGGGCCTGAATCAGCACCACCTTCTTCTCCTTCCGCACCAAGTAGTCGTCCCACGCCTTCCAGAGCATCGTCTCCAACCTGTCCCAGTTCTGCCTCCTCTCTACCTCAGTCCAGTAGGCATCCAAACGCCACCTGCCGGCGCTCACACGGAGCTTGGCATCGAGGTCTAGCCAGTCCCCGATGTCATCCCCATACTTCCATGGCTCCTCCACCATGTCCTTCCACAGGAGGAAGTCGTTGCTGCTCGGCTGAACCGGCTGGCACGTCTCCACACGCACATCCACAGAATACCCAATCGCATAATCGCCCCACGAAACGAGTCCCTCACCAAACGTTCTGAACGTGGCGGGGGAAGACACTTGCTGGTCGGTCATCATTTCTCACACTTCTCCATATTTGTGCAAAAAATAAATCCGTTTTCGTATGTATCATGCAGTCTAATCAATCGGTCTAGTACCGAGAGGTCATATAAACGATGTCGCCAGTGTAGAGCTGGCGGTCGCACACATCCTTGTAGGCACGAATCAGTCGCTCCTCTGCGTGAGGCAGCAGACCGTTGGGGTGGTAGTTGACATAGACCCCGATCTTGTAGCTGCAGTACTGCTCAGAGACGAGCTTGGTCTCCTCCTGTACGAACGTGACGCGGAACTTGGATCCGAAGGCGAAGGCGAGTCGCCAAGCAATGTCCGAGTTGCGGAAGATGGCATCCACAGACATTGGGTGTCCTCCGTCAAAGATCACGGTGTGGTGTCCCCGAGAAGAGAAGTCCTGCATATCAACGGCGTCTGCGGTGCCTCCGTCCACACGATGGGTTACAGAATAGTCCCAGATTCGTGCCCGGATAGGAACATTAGGAGTAGATGCCGCATTCTCCAACTGCTTGAAGATACGGTCCTTGTGGGGGTGGAAGAAGTCAAGAATGCGAGGGTAGAGGAGATCCGCATAGTTGCGGAAGATTGCGCGGTTGCGCTTGGCGTAAGCAAGAGAGAGATCCAGCACCTTTGAGGCGGCAAGACCCGTGTTGTCGATTTCAGAGAGAATGTCCATTTCTACACTTCCCTACTTCCTTACGATTTCTAAATCCGTTTTTCGTTTTCAGATCAAGTTTGACCTCCAAAAACGGATTTCTTTTTTACACGAAAATAGAGATGTGGAGAAAATGGCAGCATACACTATCGTTCCGATTGAGCACAACATCAAGCAGGCCATCACGGCCGCAGTGAAGGCGGTGGAGTTCAAGAAGTATCACGTGGAGGCGGATGAGGTTGTGGATAACCTCCTCGCAGATATCTTCAAGACGCTCTTCCCCAACAACCCTGCTCTCGTGGACGTCACAAAGGTGGAGACGGTTGAGGTTCCCGTTGTCCCCGCTGCCCCTGTGGTGGAGAAGAAGAAGAGGACTCCCAAGAAGAAGGAGGAGCCTGAGGTTGCCAACGCGGCTGCGGGAAGCGCGTCGGCTGCCGAGGAGCC